GTTTTTTGAAAAGTCCCTCATGAAAACATTAAACTTTAGAACTTATTGAAAAAAACGAAAAAAACGCCAGAAACGCCCTAATCGCCCTAATTTTCAAATTTGCAATAGTTTAGATAATTAATAAAATAAACAAGTAAACGAAAACAATATAAATATTATCCTTGTATAGATATAAGAATGAACCCCACAGACTTTAGCAATTTGGAAGATGCTGTGAACTACATTAAGGAAAACCAGAAGAAGGTGGAAGCCTACCAAAAGCAACAAGAACGCATGGCAACATACCAGAAAGCAAATCCCGAAAAATGCCGAGAAAAGGCCTTGAAATACTACGCGAATGTTAAGGCGAATGAACCAGACAAATACGCCAAAATGAAGGAACAAAAACGCACACGATACAATGCACGAAAAAACAGTGCACATGTAGTGGATCAAGTAGTAGAACCAATCGTGGAACCAATCGTGGCTCAAGGTGTAGAACCAGTAGTGGAACCAATCGTGGAACCAATCGTAGAACCAACCAGTTTAAGAGGTGCGAATGGAATGCATCAAAAACACTCGAGTTGCAAACCAGTCGTGGTGCACGTAGAACCACGCAGAAGAACCGCGATACTACAACATGTAATTTAATATAATGTACACATTTTAATAGAAATCTATTTTTGAAAACTTAATTACTTTAGGAGAAATCTAAATTAATTAACTAATTAAGGAAAAAGAATATAAATATAATCTTTACATATTTGTATAGATGACAACACAGACTATTCATTATACTACAGAATGCAAAAGCAATGGATTTAAGCTCGCAACAGTAGACAAATATATTGCACTTGTTAAGAGTGGGGAAATTAATTGCTACGAGGGCTTACTCGGGTGCGACGAAAACTTATTCAAACCGTATTTTGACGTGGAGATAAAACCGAAACATGCAAAAGAGTTTGACAACGTGGAAGGAGAACTTATCGAACTGTGCAAGAGACGTTTAGAAGTTGTCTTTACTGATGCCGTTTTTGCGGTGAAGTCGGCAACATCCGCATCGTATACGTCTTGTCTAACTGGAGAGACCACATGGATCATTTCGTTTCATATTATAGTTTCTAACTATCTAATGCGGAAGTCCGCCAATAAAAAACTTGTAGAGTTATTAAATAGAGAAGAGATGGGAAAACAAGAAGTCAACGATTTTATACAACTAAACGGAGACAGACCATTTGAACTATTTGACACATCCGTTTATAGCAAAGACCGCAAGATACGTGCAGTGAACGCGAACAAAGATAATTGCATGAATGGGGACACACTTGTAATTGAAGACCGCCCAATGCGATTAATCGAGGGAACATTAGAACAATCCATTATATCGGCATGTTTTGCGGAGAACGCCGAAGAAATCGTATTGAATGCCGATGCTGTCGCGGAAGAAGCCAAAAAAGAAGCAACCAAACTCGCAATCATTACAGACTGTAAAGAGAACCAAACAGAGAATAAAGAGTTCTTTAAAGAGTGGTTAAATGCTGGACTATTGCGACAAATAAAGGGACACCGCAATTGGTTCAATGTATTATCTGCACTATACAATTCCATTGGTGGAACAACTGGATTGAGTTGCTTTGAATGTTTGAGAAACGTTAATGAAGACTATTTGTTGACACACGAAAAGGCTTTGTATGACAACTACGCGGAATACTATAACAGTAAAGAAAAAACGGGTGCGACCATGAAGACATTGCACTATTTGGTGAAACTCGAGAACAAAGATAAATATTTTGAAATTCTACATGCAATTAAACCCCCCAAGAATAGCAAGGGTGAACTTGTAGATTTGATTAAAGACGGATATACAACTGGATCATTTGCTGATTTTTTTAAAGTCTTACATGGAGACCAATTTATAGTCAACTACGACCAACTCTTTTTCTACAATGGCGTATACTGGGAGAAAGACGATAAGAAAAACTCTACGTTGACCAACTTTTTTGACAAGACATTTTATAAGGATTTACTCAAATATTTTATAGACGAATTAACCAAGGTTAGATCCATCGTTGCAACGAGTAAAGAAGAGGAAGACTTGATTACATCAAAAATTAAACTAATCAACAAAGGCCTTGAACGCGTTGCTGGGTTGAGAAATGGTGCAAGTCGTAAAAGTGTCATCGAGGATATTATCGCATTTTTGACAAACAACAAAATTGTATTTGATAATAAACCGTTTCTATTTGCATTCAATAATTGCGTGTTTGATTTAGAACGCAACGAATTCGTGGAACCCAAACCCGAACATTACATTTCAAAAACCGCGGGATATGATTACGATTTTGAATATTTGTCCACGAACAATGACGAACTAAAAAATTTCATTGATAAAATATTTCCGTGCAACGCTGTAAAGGATTATTATTTATCTGTCCTTGCAACTGGGATGTGTGGTATACAAATAGAAAACATTTTCATTGCGACTGGTACGGGTGGAAACGGCAAAGGTGTAATTGACCAATTAATGTTGCAAATGTCGGGCGAATATGGATACAAATTAGGTTCAAATGTTTTACTTGCAAGTATTAAAGAAGGTGCAAATCCCGAGATTGCGAACATGGATTACAAGCGTTTTATCTTGACAACTGAACCAAACGCCAAAAAGAAAATCGTGTGTGCAACACTCAAAGAAATCACGGGCGAGAAAACCATTAATGCACGAGGTTTATATAGTAGTAAGACCATTACAACGATGGTGAACACGACAGTCATGGAAGCCAATACTATCCCAGATTTTGACGAAGTCAACGATGCGATGGATAGACGTGTTCGTGCTGTGCCATTTGAAAGCAAAGCAGTAGACGAAGACACGTATAACGCGTTAGATCCAGAAATGCGACAAAACATTTTTATTGCAAATCCTTACTACAAGAGCGACGAATTCCAACACAAATACAAACAAGCGTTGTTCAACATTCTAACGGAGAAATTCGTTGCATTTAGAATGAGGGGTTATAAATTGCAATCTCAACCAGAAAAAGTGAAGACCAAGACACAGAAATTGTTAAAATCGAGCGACGAAATTTACACATGGTTCAACGAAAATTACGAACAATGCGAGGGCGAGATTGTCAAACTAAACGATGTGCACGAGTTGTTGCAATCGTCTAAACTCTGGGCTGAAATGAACAAGGCAGAACGCAAGAACCTTGCTAAAAAATCCGTATTTGAGAGTAAATTTGAAACCAACCTTTTTCTGTCCAAATATGTAAAACAACGCAAGACCTACTACAACAAAATACGCATTGATGCAATCAGTGTGTGCGGATGGCGACTAATCCCGCCACTCGAGGACGACAACGAACATGATGGCGACATGTAATTAATCCAATGCAACCTTATAGCCGTATACGCCAACAAGAATAAAACACGCGACAACGATTATAATAATCAAAAAACCAACCATATATATAAGACAAATAATATTTATAATAAGAATAATTTTATTATAAATTCAATCTTTAAAGTAAAAAATAGTAAATGTAGTTCTTACATCCTACTATTATTCTTACCAAAGTAAAAGAAACGAATAATACGAGCGTGAACCTTCCCACATGTTGCCCAATTTTTCAATCTCTTTACCGTGTCTTATCCAATACATTTCACGGCGTTTATCCGCGTATCCTTTTGGGACTTCCCCATCTTTTTCCATTTGCAAATACATTGTATAGTCTTTGTATTTTTTGTCGCCTATAGATGTAATGTAATTCCCATGATAATCCAGAACATCTATTTTGTATTTTGGATCTTCGCTTGGGTGCACTTTTATTCCCAGTTTCTTCGCCATTTTAAATGTTCGTGGTTGAATTTGATACATTACTAAAGTGTACTAATATATTAAATAACGGATTTTATCGCGTTCCTAAAGTTTGGATGGGCTTGGCGGGGCTTGAGCTTGGGTCTGTGGTGGATGCGTTAGTTCGAACTCTGTTGCACGTTGTTCCGTTTCTGTATCTCGAACAATTCTAATGCGTCCACCACACATGACACATTCTCTACATTTTGACTGAAAGCACAGCGACGCGAGTTTAATTATCATTGCCGAACCAGTTGCGACAAATGCAACCCAAAAGACTTCGCTTAACATGTAATATGTTGAGATTTAAAAAAATCCCGCACTGATTGCAGATATAACATACCATCTATTGAGCGACGACTGATAAATCATATCTACAGCACTTCCAATTTCGGTTAATGAAACGCCCCCAGTGTAAGGAGTTTGTCCGTAATAAATTGTTCCAGTAGTTAGAGACAAATTAATCAAATTGCTTGTAAATAAAAAATAAGCAACAGTTGGATTTTGGGCGAGAGCGTTTGTAGAAAATACTAACTGTCCCCATACCGCCCTATCAATCCAGATAAAATAACCGAATGGAGCAGATCCTACATTAACGTTTGCGTCCCACAATTTACCATTTGTATCCGTCCAGTAAATCCCGCCATCTTGTAATACAGTTGTAAGCGGAGCAGAAGGAGTTGCACCGTATGGGTTTGCGACTACTTGATACACCGCCCCGTCCCATTGAAAATTGGTTAAATAGTCGCCGAATGGAAGACCCGTAAAATATCCACCGATGTATATTTCACTTCCGTTTTGAGTAATCGCAATGGGTTCCGCGTTCATTGTCGTAACCTCGTATGGAGCGGTTACACTATTGTAATCGTTTGTATTCCAAATAGAGTTCCTCGTTGCACTTGATATACCGTAAGAAGAAGTAATATTCGTAAAATTCCCGCCAATTATAAAGAATGCACCATTAGTTGCGTCTTGATGTATAAAATTTACAGTGTTGTCATATCCGTATCCAGTTCCAGTGCTATTATCCATACAATATAGATTTTGGGCTGTATCTACAATAGCGATATTTTGACATGAAAGACTACCACCGCCGTCAGCAGTAAAACGACCGCCAATATAAAGATAATTTGTATTTGCAACTTCAATACATTTAACAACTGACCCATTGAAACCATTAGACCCGTAATTCGACCAGACAACTTGGGATATATTCCCAGCAGTATCACATTGGGCTAAAAGACTACATGATAAAGCACCCATCATTGTCTGTGTAAAAGCACCGCCAATAAACAATAACCCAGTGTTTGGGTTCACCGCCAATGCATGAACAGCACCATTAAAACTATCCGTTATTCCAGTCCAAGTTATACCATCGTTAGAATAATAAACAAATCCGTTGTCTGTTCCCACCCAAGTATAACTATTGTAATCACAAGAACACAAAATGTTTCCCCAAGAAGCAAAAGAACCAGCAAGAGGCGTTACGACATCGGCGACACCCGCATTAATCATTGTAAGCCTTAATTGATCGTCTGGAGTATAAGACGGAATAGTTGTATCGGCAGTGTAAAATTGCACTGTATTCTTGCCGTACGTATTCAAATTTTGAGTAGTGATATTCGGGCACACCCTAATTGTTTGTCCGTTCATGTGGAGTTGTCTAAATAAATCCACTTCTTGAGTGTTCCCATTTGCACTTAAATACGTAGCAAGTGTTCCATTAACATTTATATCTACATCTAAACGTCCTTTTTGAGATCCATTTGTAACTGATGGAGAGTTTGCCGTTATTCTTGCATATTCTGTTTTTACATTAGTAGTTGTCTTCGAGTAAAACGATTTTCTTGTAAATTCGCCGACAACGGGATTTCGTTGATTGTATACTTCTTCTACGAGGCTTCCAGTGCCTACAGCAGTAGTTAAATTCAGTGATGTAAGAGGATTTCCCGTTCCACCAGCACTCGAATTATTTAATGTAATTTTTGCAGTTGTTCCAGTCGCAGTGTTCCCAGCAATTAAAACCGCGTTAAGAGTATCGGGTGCAACCACGGGCGGATAAGCAGATCCATTAATTGTAACCAAATTGATATTGTCAACCGCTAAAATATCTTGGTTATTCATGTTAATATCCTTTGCCCCAGCAGAATTGCCGATAAGTAAAACAGATGCTAAACTATCAGCAACGGGGGGATAAGGAGATATAGCGTTAATCTGTGATTGCAAATTGTTAATGCGTTGGTTAATGTACGTGGGAGTTGTCGCCATTGTATATATTTACAAACTATTATTATTTCTCAATTAAAACGCTTATTGTAAATAAAGTAGGATGTAAGAACTACATTTACTCTTTTTCAATATACAAACCTATTTATAATCCAATCGTAATAAAAAATAATCTATTTAGATGTATATATGGCAGTCTTCTATAAAAACACATTTCTTAATCATGACGACTACATGACACCGAAAGACGCGTGGGTGGACATCATGCAGTATATCCCTAAAGACAAAGTGATATGGGAGGCCTTTTACGGAGACGGCAAAAGCGGACAGTATTTAACTGAACTTGGCTTCGAGGTGGTGCACGATCAAGACGATTTCTTTGTATCTAACAAGGGCGACGTAGTCGTATCAAATCCACCATTCAGTCAGTGTAAAGAAGTGTTAAAGCGACTTATAGAATTGGACAAACCATTTATAGTGATCCTTCCATCGAGCAAGATAAACACGCAATATGTGCGTCAACTATTTAAAAACCAACATGCAACACCATTACAGTTGATAATTCCACGCAAACGAATAAATTTTGAAAAACATGTGAACGGTCAAATCCCCGATGGGTGGTTAAATCGTTGCAATTTTGACTGCTTTTATTACTGTTGGAAGATAGGCCTTCCACGGGATCTTATATGGTTAGTATAATTCAAATGCTTAATATAATAGTAGGATGTAAGAACTACATTTACTCTTTTTCAATATACAAACCTATTTTATAATCAAAATATAAAAATAATAATCTAATTGGATATATATGGAGGCTTCCGCAATTGAACACATCGAACCCAAGAAATCCTTTAGCGATACATTATTTGAAGGCAAGACTATTACGGATAGTTCTAAAAAATTGTATTTAGCAAATCTCATGAGACTTAATGGTGGACAAGAGATAAAAAACCTAAATTTTTTGAAAGATGTTGACACGATAGAGACGAAACTAAATGCACTCAAGCCAAACACGCGTCGCACATACATTATTGCAATCGTATCACTACTTAAGACATTGATAGATCAAGCAAAATACAAGAAATTATACGAAAAATACTACAAAATATTAGAAGCATTGAATGCTGAACTCAAGACGAGCAACGAGAAGACGCCAAAAGAGACCGAAAATTGGTTGTCTCAAGACGCGATAAAGGCGAAGTTCGAGACCCTAAAAGATGTCCTCGCAGAATTGACCACTAAAAAAATCAGTGCACCGCAATACGAGAGACTACTAAATCTCATGGTTTTAGGGTTGTACGTCTTGCAACCACCACGTCGCAACTTGGACTATCAAGATATGAATGTGTCCTTACAGAAATGTAAGACCAAGTGCGAAGATCCACCCGCTGTGCCGACAAAGGCATCAAACATGTTGAATTTAGTGGCGAACCAGTTTGAGTTCAATAACTTTAAAACGAAGGGCACATATTCCACGCAGATAGAACCGATTAACGAAGAATTACGTGCACTTATTGATGTTTATTTGAAATATCACCCACTCGCAAAAGTAATGAAAAAGCAACCAGTGCCCTTCATTGTCTCGCATGATGGTAAGCCGTATACGAATAATAACGACTTTACGCGTTTGCTGTATAAGATTTTCGACGGCCAAAAAGTGGGCGTGTCAATGCTACGCAAAATATTCTTGACGGATAAATACAAGGACACCGTAGATGAGATGCAGAAAGACGCGACAAGCATGGGCACGAGTTCAACCACAATTCAAGATCACTATATCAAGGAATAGAACCCGTGCACACTATTCTAATAATTTATAATAAAAATATTAATTCTATTATAAATCCATCTTATATTTGTAAAAAGAGTAATAGTAGTTCTTACATCCTACTATTATATTAAGCATTTGAATTAGGGCGATTAGGGCGTTTCTGTCTCTTTTTGTCTTGTTTTTTGAAAAGTCCCTCGTAAAGATAGTAAACTATATAACAAACCAAAAAACGTGCAAAAAACGCCAGAAACGCCCTAAACGCCCCACGATGTGCATTAAATTATTTTATCCAGTTGCAAATCATTTTATCCTTTGAAATTCCACTTCCTTCCATTTCAAACGTTTTCTCGATAAATGCAATAAAATCGGGCAAATCGTAATACATTTGAGTAAGCATGGTAATACGTAAAAGACACCATCGTCCACATGTACTAATGCCTTTTTTCAATTGCTGTAGTCGCTTTTTGTTGTAAATGCATGTCCAACCGCGACGCGTGGCTTCGGTAAACAAATTTGTTAAATAAAGCGTGTCTTGTCCTAATATTCGGTTCTTCATTTTTGAAATAAAAGAGAGTTCACCATCGGGTTTAATTCCGTATGGGTCAAACCATTCAATAACCTTTTTGTAGCGTAAAATGCAACACCAGTGCCCCGTGTTCTCGTTCTGTTCTATTAGAATAATGCGATAGTCTACTGGATCTGGCAACAATTCCTCGACAGTGCGATAGTTTGCTAATTCGCTGTATTTCAGTATTTTAGTTGAACCCGCTTGTAAATATCTGTCAATGTCTTCGCCCGTGATTTGGTAATTTAGATTAGTCCCCGCCATTTTTTCAGTTGTCATTTTAATAACATGAGATTAATTTATTCGCTCTAAAACGGAATTATACGGCAACCAAATATCCTTTAAATAATCTGCTGTCTCGTAGCCACCAAAATAGTCGCCAGATGCTTCAAGCAACGTGCAAATCTCTTCTTCGTCAATGATGCCATCGCGAAATGCGGTGGGCAATAATTTCGTGTATTTTGTCAACCAAAACTCGAAGTCTTCAAACCTTTCATTTGATGCAACGGGTTCACTCAAAAAATCGGTTCTGCATTTTTCAAAGTGATCGGTAATAATCTCACCCCACATTTCGGCATTTTTCTTGAACAGTAGTTTATCCAAATCCGCTAAACGCAACATCAACTCGTCTTCGTCATGATGTAAACATTGCTTAATAAATTGTTCTTCTGTTTGCATGAAATGCTGGACGCCTAAAAATTCTTCGGCCTCCCAAATTTGTTTCGCTAAACGATAGGTTGGCGACTGGTTCATATATATTCAATTAGATTATATTTTTAGATATTTAGGAATAATCTAATTGCGGAATTACTATTTAAATAAAATATCTATACATCTATATAAGAATGGTACACTATCACGAAGACTACTTAAACGGAACAAAGGCTCAACACGAAATATTCGCGGACGTGGTTAAATACTTTGCTGATTACGATATTTCGGGCAACATCGTAGAAAATACTGGCGAGTTTGCAAAATATGACTACGAAAGCGACGACACAGTGTTCGAGGTTAAAACGCGTTTTGACGTTGCACGGTCAACATACAAAACAACGATGATGACATGCAATAAGATTACGGCAACAGATAAGCAGATTATATTTATATTCAACTTTACTGACGAAATTGCATGGATCCAATACGACGCGGAACTGTTTAGCACGTTCGAGAAAAAGGCCTTTAGTCGTGCTGGATTTGAGGCAGACGAAAAAGACTACTACTATATCCCCGTGCACCTATTAGAGACAATTAAAAAGAAACCTTCCAAATGCTTAATAAAATTGAAAAAAAACACATTTGTATAACAACCGTGCACACTATACTAATTTTTATAATAATTCTAAAAGAAACTATTATAAAATGACTTTGTATATTGAAAAAGTATAATAGTAGTTCTTACATCCTACATTATTTATTAAAACATATTAAGAACAAATCAATAGAATAAAATAACTTAATATAGATATGGAAGAAGTAAGAAGAAAATACCAGAAATGGATTAGTGCAACTGAACTGGGTGAAGACTTTAGAGATTTAGAGAGCAAAGACCAATTACAATTAAACAAGAAAATTTTAAAGTGGACAAATATTCTGGAAAATCTGCAAGAAATGGCAAAAATTGATACATACCCCGTTACGGAAAAAATACCAAATACCAAACCAAAAAAATACTGGAACGATGACTGGGAAACAGATGCAGAAGGGAGATGGGTTTTTCGAGAGGTTTTAAATCCAGATGGAACTGTTAAAATGCGAAAATCATACCATGATCAAGCGGGGATAATATCATTTTTAGACAGTCAATTTCACACTAAATTTTTAGAGAACAAGCACTTAAGGAGTGTAGTTAATGACGATGGCTACGCGAATGACCTAAATAAAGTTTTGTTCACAGAATATGTAAAAACACTAAAAGAAAGTGTGAACCGTGCAGTTGATATTTTCAATGCTCGAGAAATTCAATTAATCCAACAACAAAAAGAGGCCATGAAAGCGTATGCATCACAAGAGATAGAGTGCGGATGTGGTGGGCATTACTCGATGAGGAACAAGGCAAAACATTTTGAAACCAAAAAACATGAGAAATGGGCGGAAACGCAAACCCCTATAGAACCCGTCGCAGAAAAAGCAGACCCAAAAGACAACCCACAGAATAAAGAGGTTGAGTGCGGTTGTGGAGGCAAATATTCAGTGCGAAATAAATTAAAGCATTTTGCAACTGGAAAACACACTAAATGGTTAGAGGCGAACAAATAGATTTTTACGTGTAAAAATGTAAATAATAATGTTTAGTAATATATATGCAAAAGGACGACGCGTATTACTTCCACCAAACACCAGACAGTATAACCCCGTTATTGATCGCCGAAGTTCCGCTCGTATCTGGAGACAGAGTATTA